CTACTTGTTTTCCTCCGATGGAGGTAATGTTCGCAGATGCTCCCTCCTCGATCAGCATTTTCAGCAATCCGCTCGGGGTAATTTTTGTTCCTCCATAGTTTTGCTGGAGTAGCATTTTCAAATGAATCAATAAATATGGTACGAATCCCATGTTTTCTATTTTTTATATTCCGTTCAGTTAAGCCTCAGAATCAGTTTCCTCCAGTGAGAGCCGCGATCTGATCATCATACATCGATGCAGTTTCCTGCCCGATACCTGATCCACCGTTTCCTCCTCCGTTTCCGTTCGGGTTGTAGTTGTTCTTATTTCCTCCTGATCCATTGGATCCATCAGACACTTTCAAGAGTTTTTTCTCACCGAGTATTTTATCAGCAAGTGAGCCATAACTGATCTTATTATTTTCGAGCATGAAATCCATCGCTGGATCACTTGCTTGAACTAATTTTAGAGATCCATCATCTCCTGAGATCACTTTCGCTCCCATCTCTTTGAGATGAGAATCAATGATCTGCCGAGCGATGAGCACGTTCGTGGATTTATCAAGATCCCCCTGTGCGTACTCTCTTGCTGAGAGCTCTGTATTCTGTGCAAAGCTGAGGATCTTATTCGCTGCCTCGCTCTGTACATCCATGAGAGCCTGCTCGTGTGATGTTTTCGATGTATTCAGTAGCTCAGTGAGCTCCTCGATCTTCAATTTTCTCGCCTCGAGTGTTTGCTTTGTAGCATCATCCCCTCCAGTAGCTCCAGCCTTTCCAGCCTCCACCTCTTTCAAGGCATTCAGCATCATCGTGGTTTTTTTGTATGAGGATTTCTCCTCATTTATGGCTGCCATCTTATCAGCAGGGATTTCTCCGTATGCAGTAGCGAACTCGCTCAGCGTAGTATCCACAGTGTTCAGAGCCTGTGCTGTGAAATGCTTCTTAATATCAGCATTATTTTTCGCACTCTCCACAGTGAGGAGATTCGATTTCAGATGAGTAGCAGCAGCATCAGGGATATCTGTATCAAGAGCGAGAACTGTTCCCAGTGCCTCTCCGTTTGCCTCGATATCGTATCCAGCATTCTGCAATATTTCCGAAATGAATTTTCCTAAGTGAGCCATGTATTATCTGTTTTTTGTGATTTTAGATCATCTCAAAATTAAGGGGCTCGGATGGGGTTTCCATAGCTCCTGCGTGTATTTAGGTATCAGCGAGCCCTTTGGTATTCCTGATCACTGTGATATCTTTGGGGCATGGGAACGGAAAAAAAAGGAGTGAGAATCATTCTGAGGAATGTGCCAGCAGATATCCACGAGCAGATCGTGAAAGAGAAATCAAGATTCGAGCTGGATAGTGGAAAAACGTGCAGCAGCCCTCAGGCAGTGTACAAGCTCATCAGAAAGGGAATGAAAAAGTGATAAAAGTGTTCGCAAGCATATCACATACAGAGGCACTCGTGAGAATCGAGAGCTGTAATCGAGAGTATGATCTCGGGCTGCTGATGCATAAGTATCGGGGCAAGATCCTGTGCTTTTCATTTGAGCAGGAGGAGGAGCTCGAGGATGCTGTGAATGCTCAGTTCTTATTGATACAAGCTAATAGGATTCTGAATGGCTGAGGGATGATTTCAGAAATCGAGCTCTCCAGCATCGTATGCGATCTGATCCTCTTTTGAGAGCTGCTCATACTCATCATACTCCTTTCCAGTTTCCACAGCTTTCTCGATGTTCTCGATGAGCCGATCAGGATCACTCCACCACATCCCGATGATTCGAGGCTCTTTCCCGAATTTATCCATGTGTGCCTGTTTCGCTTTTTGTAGCTCGTTCATCGTTTCAGTGCTTCATCCATTACCTCCTCGAACAATTTCGTGAGGTTCGGGAAATTCTCTGTGAGTGCATCCCATGTCTTTCCTCCAGTTCCCCATCCCTCGAATAGATTAGCAAACAGCTCAGCCTGCCTCTTTTGTGTGGTTCGATAGTAATCGAATCCATGCCCGAATCCTCCGAATCTCTGTTGCATTCTGCCTTTTGAAAGAGCATCCACCATATCACTCGCTCCACTCAGTTCTCGAGTGTTAAATTTCCGAGAGAGATGCCTCCACATTTCATCCACTTTGAATCCCTCTTTCTTGTATTTCTTTTTGATGAATGCAGTATCATCCCTCGCTGCATATAGGAAATCCCGATCCATCGATCTCTGATATATGATTCCTTTCCCTGAGTTCGGGCTGATGTTATAATCGATATGATGCCCATACTCATGCCTGAACGTAACATCCCCACCATTGAATGAGCCTGATTTCGTTTTATACTTATCAAGTGAGATGAGCACTCCTGAGCCATCGTTCGATCCAGTCATTCGCTGAGAGCGATATCTCGAGCCCCCTCCGAGCTTTGTTCCATCATCGATCACATCGGGTTTCCTGATCTTATTGATCACACGGAGAGCTGAGGGATTCATCCCCTTGAGGTAATTGTCATACTTAGCTCCTGCCCCGAGTTTCACTGTTGTATCCTTAGATGCTGGAACTCTCCGAGCTGGAGCTGGAGGAGCTGCTGGAGCTGCTGGAGCTTTAGGTACTGAGCCTCCAGTTTTCCTCATCATGTTCTCATCCACAGGGATATTGTACTGAGCATATACTGCTCTCCGAGTTTTCTCAGGAACTGAGCTCTCTGATATCGGGATCGGCTGATGATGGCAGTTATATCCTCCACGATAGATCTGAAAGTTCTCTCGATTCGTTCCTTTCACCATTCCATGAGGCAGCCCTGTGTTTTGATAGATGGATCCTCCTGCTGCCTTGAACTGAGGGAAATTCCCCTTGATGAGATTCGGAATCTCAATTTTATGATAGTGCTTTTTCCTGAGCATTCCGATGCAGAATTTTCTGCTCGTTTCGATTCTCACTCCAGCGTACTGAGCCCACTCCAGCCCGAGATCAGCAGCAGTGTGCTCCATGTACTGTGCAGAGTATTGATTCAATGCATCAGTAGTGATCTGCTTCACATATCGATCCAGCCCTCCGAGTGTGCTCCCCTGCCCCTGTATGTAATCTCTCAGGCTCTTTGTGAGATCTGTGAATTTTGTTCCAGTTGTTACATTCTGCCTGATCAGATCATACACAGGATCCATCACGTTCGCACTGATGCCTGCTCCAGTGAGGCTCTCCAGTGTGGAGCTCATGCTCTGCTTTTGGATTTCCCTGAGGATACTGGATCCCTTGAACTTGCTCTCGATAGATTGAAAGTATCCAGCATTCAGATCTGAAATCTTTCCGAATGTATCCATGTATGAGCCCAGCTCTTTCGCATAGCGAGGATCCTCCAGTACAATACGCTCGAGCTTTCCCTGCATCCGAGCCACTTTCTTGAGATTCGCCAGTGATGGAGCTATCCTGCCCGAAACAAGATCCAGCTCTTTCAGCATCAGCTCCACATCATTCAGTATGTTTCTCTGAATATCAGGAATGCTCCCATCGAATCCAGCCACTGCTGCACTGATGGAATTGAACAGGAGATCGATATGCCTCTCTGCTGGCATTATTCAGCAGCAGGAGGATCGGTTTCAATAACAGGAGCTTGCTCTACTTTGGCAGCGTTCATCTCTTTCTGCTTAGCCTGAGCGAGTGCCTTGAGAGCCTCCATCTGTTTATCTCTGCTCTCTGCGATGAATTTCTCATCCTTTGCCAGCTCTTTCACGAGCTCCATGATATTGGAGCTGATGATGTAATCGATATCAGTGATTCCTCTGTTCGCTTTCCTGATCATCTTATCCTCCTCTGAAATGGATGCCAGTGGATCCAGCTCCAGCACAAGAGTGAGGAGATCTCTCACATCAGGATCATTGTAGAACTTTTTCGATGCATACTCTTTCTCCAGTGCCGCTATGATTACAGGATTCGCTCCTGAACTCTTGAGCTGTGATATCTCATCAGCGAGATACGTGCTGGAGAGCAGATCGAATTTCTGAGGAACTCGGATATCGGGCTGAATCGCTTTCCTCACTTTCTCATCCTTGATGGAAATCCTGTACCGATACTCAGCCATGATGATCATGCTCCTCTTTGCGATTCGCACAAGATCCTGTGCCACTGAGTGCACGAAATTGTTCAGCTCATCCCGATCCACTTCTTTCCCTTTCCCTGAGATGTTCAGTGGGGTTTGATTCAGGAACTGCATATTCAGAGATCCCAGTGCTTTGTGAATATGCTCATCGATTCGCTCATCTTGAATCTTTACGATTTCCACATCTTTCTCGATGTATCCAGCAGGAGGAATCGGAGCTGCTTGCTCTCCCCTTGCCTCGTTGGATGGGCGAACTACCATATTCACATAGGGCGAGCCTGCCACTGTTTTCTGCCCGTTACATGATGGGCACGTGATTTTCCCCTCTCCCTCTTTCGAGGAGTTGATGAATCCCTGAGCGATGCCTCTGCTATCTGCACAATTAGTGCAGCCCTGAGTAGCCCACTGCCATCTCTCTGAGTGGATGTGAGAGATCTCCCCACTCTTGTGCTGGAGCTGGATCCACTGGCATCCATTTCAGAGGAGGATAAGA